CTGCCGACGTTGTATGGCTGCGGGGTTTGGCGGAACACCAACTTGTTGGCGCCCGTGCCAGAGGTGAAGGCCGAATACGTGCCGCGCACGTCGCCGGTCGTCGTCGTTGCAACCGTCTTATCGGCCGCGACAAAACCGGTAGCAGACGTGATACCAGTCACCGCAGTCGTTGAGGTCGCGTAGTTAACGAGGATTTCACCGAAGCTGTCAGCCCGCAGCGGCAGGCCAAAAACGTCAGTGGTATCCACAGAATAAGCGTGCGTCGTATCAGCCGTGCCGCCACTAAGGACGACCGATTTGATATAACGGAACGCTTTCTTCCCGCTAACCTGGCTGCCGGCGGTCAGCGTGATCGCCTCCACCATCGGGAACCCATACATGTCGTAGCCGCTGACCGTCGCAGTGGCGTAGGTGGCACTAGCCGCCGCCGTCACCGCTACCGCTCGACCGATCAGAGCATTCGGGTTCCACATAAACACACTGGCCGGCAACCCGAACGGAACGGCAGACTGGAACGGATTCTGAATCGCCAGAGTGACCGTGCCAGACGTCGCCGTCAGGTTGCTGTTGGTGGAATATGTGCCCGCGACACCCGTCGCACCCGACGTCCCAGTCAACTGACCGGTGATAACCACGCCCGCCGCAGTGCCCTGAGACACCGTTCCGGTCGTCGCCAACACCACCATGCCCGGCGTAACCGGCAGGTAACTGTTGGCCGTGATGGTCATCACGCCATTGCTGAAGGACGCCGTGACGCTGGCATAGGAATCCAGCGCCACAAGACCAGCGCCACCATTCGTATCAATCGCGCCAGTATCCGCGCGAACGATAGAAGGAGTGATGTAAACCCCAGTCGTGGTGCTGTTGCTGGAAACCAGACTCAGCGTCGCACCCGTGGGATTCGCACTTGCGACAATCGCCCCGGTCGCCTTCGTGTAGGGAACCGCATTGACCGTGCAAATGTTGCTGGTGCCAAAGAACCCATAGTCAGGCGAAGCCTGCGCCTCGCCCGGCAAATAGGTGTAGATCAGGCGCGGGTCCAGGATACCCTGGCCGCCCCAGAACAGCGAAGGACCCAGGTCCGGATTATACTCCGAACCTGAGATGGGCGACTGGCCAAAACTGACCAGCGGCCCACTAAACGCGGTGATTGCCACTGCGGCGTTCCTTTCTTAAGAGGTCGGGAACGACCCGTAGATTGCGCGCCAGTTGTAGTAGCCAAAGCTGTAGCGTTCGTAACCTTTAACCAGGAGGTTATCTGTAACGAAATCTACCTGCATATCGCTCTCAAACTTGACACGTTCCATGTAGGAAAGTCCGTCAATATTTGTGAGCAAAAACCACGCGAAAGCTGACGTCAAGAAGTCATTCGTCATGAAGCTTTCGGGCAGGCCACCGCTGGTCGAGAGCACCGCGTTGACGTCATTGTCGGCAGTGCCGGGGCGCAGTTCCGTGCGAGTCAGGCGGATCGCAACCGGCTCCAGCTGGGGCGGGACGATCAGCTTACGCGCGCGGGCAAACACCTTCAGGCCGGCCTGATCGCGGAAGTTCGTGCGAACGGAAATCATCGCGTTCAGCAGCGTGGCTTCGTTCAAATCGACCTGGACGGTCGGCGTATTTGCCACAGTGCCGCCGTCAATCGGGTGAGCCGTGGAGCAGAGCGCCACGCCATCACCGCCGACCGCCGCGTTGTAGGTCTGCGCCGTGTTCAGGATGTTTGCGCCGTAGATTTCCTTGGTCTGAGCGAAGGATTCGATCAGGCCCAGGTTCGACGGGTGAAACTGCGTCTTGTAAAGGTTGTCATCGATCGCCTTACGGGTGATCGCGTAACCCAGCGCAATTTCGGTGTGTTCCTGGTTGTAGACAAACCGTTCACCAGCACCGTTATCGAAAGCGGTCTGGCCGCCTTCGGTCTTCAACTGCGCGAGGCCCAGGTAACGCATTTCAGCGGTGCGTTCCAAAGCCATCTTCGAGTCGTGCTTGGTGAAGATTTTGTCGTACTGAGATGGAATCATCTCGTACTTGCCTTCAACGCCCCGCAGGCCGGGGAGGAGAAGGTCCTTAATGGCGGAAAGATTGACAGCCATAGTCGCCTACTCCTTAGCTGATGCCAACCGGACCAGCGCCGTTGGTGCGCATGATCTCGTTGTTGAAGCCAACAACCACGTTGTAATACTGCGTGGTGGGGTCAGTGCCGTTCACGCCAGGCGGGAACGTCTGGAGGTCAACCACAATGAACGGAAGCGTCGCGGTCGTGCCAAGGCTCGACACATATGCGCCAGAAATACCGTTCGTGGTGCTGCCCGTGCCAATGGTGAACTGGCAATACTGACCAATCGGCGTCGTGCCATACGTCGTCAGGCTGGTCGCCAGCGGCGATGACCAAGACGACTGCACTAGGAAGCGGGCATTCGGGTTGTCGATGACATACGCATCAACATCGCCGCTCGCGTCCGAACCGGGCCAGTAGTTCGACCAGACAGTGCGCTTCTGCGACACCGACAGATACTTGCAGCCGACGAAGATGCCGGCCATCGTGGTCGTGCCAGCAGTCGCCTGCACAATGTAGCCGTTGGCAGTGCCGGTCACCGGCATGACCGGATCACCATAATAAATGGCGCCAGCGGTCGAGGCGATGCGGCGAGCAGATTGAGAAAAGGTAGGAGCGCCACCGGCTCCACCCTGGTATTCACGGAACCCGAATGGCGCAAGCGTGTTCGCCATGACGGACCCTCCTTTTCAAGAGAGGCCCCGTTGGGCATCGCGCGCAACTAGGTGCCAGGATTAAGACCCCTCCCCATCGCGGGAAGGAAACAGCAGGGCCTATAAAGGCCCCGCTGAGAATTGTCAACTATTCTGGAATCGGGATCGACTCATAAGACTTTTTGACATTCGGGCGCACTCTGGGATCACTGTTGCGATCAAAGTGACCTTCAGGCGCAGCGCTGAGTTGTGCCTCCTTAACCCGCACCTGATCTCGCGCCTTTCGGCGTTCCAGAGCCTTGATTTCCTCGGTGATCATTTCCGGCCGCATCATCAAGATGTTGCCCTTGCGCTCGATCGTCTTATGGTTGCCGCCGGCCGGCATCATATTGGGATGCCGCTCCAACGGAACCGGCTCCCAGCCCATCTGCGCCAACTGAACCTGATACGAAGGGTCTTCTTGGCCCATGACGGTCTTGCGTTTCCATTCATACGTCCAGCCATCAGGGATGGTGCCCGGCTCAATGGCGAACTCATCCGCGTTGTCGACAGCGTTGGTAATCTGGCCGCGCAATTCGGCGGCGCGCAATTCAGCCAGTTGTCGCGATGTCAGAGGTCGCTGTTCCGGCCTTTGCGGCGGGCGCTTGTCAAATGTAGGCGTTGGGTTGGTGTTCATCAGTGCAGTCTCCCGGCTTTAATCAATGCAGCTTTATTGGTGGCGTATTCCTGATCGGTCATGCCCATCATCGAGGCGATTTCGCGCTCCTCCGCCGACAACCGCACCGTATTCCTGGCGGCGCCTGGAGCAGAACGCGATACCGGCGCAGCCGGCGGTGCTGTGCGCCTTTGCGCCGGCGCCGAAGCCTCGGACATGGGCGACTCGATCTCAACCATCTCGGGCTTCCTGATCTTCAGGATGCCCTCAATCGTCGAAAAGTAGTCATCCGTGTCAGCCTGGATGCCGTCAGCCACCGCCAGATTGTGCGCGGCAATCATTTTGCGATAAAGCGCCGAATTGCGCGCGTATTCCGGGTGTTCGCGTACCCAGGAAGCCGAACGTGGCGTCAATTGAGATGCCAAAATCTCAACCGGATCGTTGATTGCCGACAGCTTTGGCGCCTTAATCTGCGATTCCAGCGATTGCAGGCCATTTTCCAATTGTAGCTTGCGCGCCATGGACAGAGAAATCTGCTCCTGGGCATCTACAACGGCGTCGTAATCGGCGGCAGCCATCGCAGCCTTCATATTGTCCTTGTGAATCTGCAAATCACGATCCACCGTGGAAATCGCGGCCTTCAGCATGGACAAATTGGTGTCTTCAACCTCAGAAGACGCCTTTTCAGCCCTGCTGCGGGCTTCCCAGGCATCGCGCTCAGCCCTTTCTCGGGCTGTTTTCTCCGCTTCAAGCGCCAGTTTCTGCTCTTCAAGCTTCTTGCGCAGGTCCTCAATACCTTCCTCGGCCGACAACGGCTCCGGCGCCGTATTTTCAGCGGGTTCGAGGACGATTTCTTCGTTTTCCTGCTCGTTTTCCATCAGTACACCTGCTGCGGTTTTTGAACTCGGCCACGAATTGCAGTGTCGTCAAGAAGACGACAGATGTTCTTGTTGATGGTCATTGACCAGCCGTCAGACGGGCGGAACATCACCCAATCGTGCTGCTCAATTTTCACCCCTTGGAACCATTTTCCGTCGGGATCATCAAACGCAGTCGGCCCCATCTTCAAGATCAGGCCAACCTTTCCCTGCCACTTGTCTTCTTCCTTCGTCTGATCGGCGAAGTAGATACCGCCGGAACTCTTTTCCGGGCGGATGTAAACGGCGACCAGCACCTGGTTGTTAAAAACCTCGATGCCATCAAGCGGCCCTACATTTTCTAGCAGCCGCTTACGTTCGTCAGAATCGGACTTTACTGGAATTTTGATCATTTCGACCTTCCGTCTTTCCTTCGCAGATAGAATTTGCCTCATCAATCAATTCAATGGCCTCACGTAATCCGGCGATCCGTCCGGTAATGGATTTGTATTGGTCCATAGTTTCCAAACGCCCCGCAGCTAAATCATCGGATAACGCCGCTATGCGGTTTGCAATCAGCTTGCTGAACTCACGAATGAGCAAATTGTTGAATGTTAACATCAGAACTCAGTCCCTGAGAGAAAGGGTGGCGAAGGTCGGGACCAATCTTCGCCACCCTCCATCACGCGAACGTGGCAGGAGTGGGGGAACTCCGTTCGCGCGACATCTGCATTAGGCCAGACCCGCCTTTTCCAGACGGCCCACGCCAGAACCCGCACCGCCCTCGTCGTTGATGCCGATCGTACGGCCACCACGCTTGCGCGGCATCTGCATGCCCGGCGGAACCGGAACCGGCATCGGAGGCATGCCACCCGGCGGCGGCATAGCGCCAGGAGGCGGACCAGCCATCGGCGGCGCGACAGGAACCGGCTGTGCCGGCGGACGCCCCATCGGCGGCATGCCGGGCTGCTGCATCATGCCCTGGTCGGCACGAGCGCCGTGCGGATTGATCGCGATGATGATGTTGGTCTTGCCTTTGGTGCGGCCACCACTCGCCCTGGGAGTGCGCTGATCAACCTCAACATCAGAAAAAGTTTTAGGCACATTCATGCCATGATACTGCAAGGATTTTTTGATCCGCGCCAGGTGCTCGTCGCTCTCAGCACGATCTATGTGCTTTTGCAAACCCGCACCCATTAAACTTTCCTTGGGGATGATACCGCCGCTAGCTCTCGCAATCCGGCCACCTGTCGGGCGCGTGCCGCCTTCGTAATTGCCCGCAACGTGGCCGCCGTGGGCTTTGGCCTTGCCGCCCATGCACTTGTGGCAACGGCAGCCAGCCGGATGCGCAGCGCCGCCATCAGCCTTGTGCATCCCCTTCAGGGTCTGCGCCAGGCGAGCGCGCTTAGCCATCGTCGGGTTTTCGCTGTGCGCGGCTTTCGTCAGCTTCTTGGCCGGGATATTCTCACCTTCCGGCACATGCAGCGCCTTGTGCAGCGCGCCAGGGTGCTTGATGGCCTTCTGAATCCACTTTTCCGGCGCCTTGCCGCCACGCTTGCGCGGAGGCATCGGCGTTTCCGGCCCCGGCATTAGCGTCGCAGGGCCACGGAAGTTATCCTGACCCGTCTGGCGCAGGTATTCGAGCGCATTCTCATCCGCTCCTTCAGCAGGCCCCATCAAGGTCGAGGGAACCTTTTGCCCCCGGCGAATAGCCGCGTTTTCGTCAATGGCGTTTTGCAGGTTCTGGCGGTCGTAATTCCCGCCGCCATTTCTGCGATGCGCCCGGCCGCCACGCTTCTTACCGGTCAGCGCGTCGTGCTTGACCATCTTCTTGACCAGCGCACGATCCTCGGCCTCGTCGGGGTGCCCCGCCTTACCGCCGCGCTTCATCACGTAACCGCCGCCAATGGTGCGGCCGCTCATATTCAGCAGCTTCGTCGGCACGCCACCGTCGGCGTATCCGCCCACATGCGCCTTTCCACCGGCACGCTGGCGGTTGGCCTCCTTCGCGTCGCGGTTAATCAAACTGTCCGCCGTCAAAGACCCGCCACCAGCACGCGGCTTGCGCCCAGCGTGGTGATGCGCGCCCTTGCCATGAGCCATAGCCACCTTACCGCCGCGCTTATACTGACGAGGCGAAACCGGCCGCATGCCGGTCTTGGCCTCCGTATTCATCATCTCCGGCGGGGTCCACGACGACGCATCCACCTTGGCATGCGGCTCGCCAGACACCAGGCGCTTTACCTTGGCTTTCATGGCCGCGCGTGCGGCCTTGGCTTGGTCAGACATCAGTCAGTCTCCATGAGGACGCAGCCTACCGGGCGGCACGGGGTTGAGGGAGTTGGAAAGGCGAAGGGCGTGGTCAGACACCTCACCGCCGCGACGGAACATGCGGTTAACGTCCACCGGCGGCAGTTTCAGATGCGGCCTTGTAGATTGCGTTTCGCACGCACCGACGGTCGGATAATATTCGCCCTCTGCCGGCTCTTTGTGCATGTGAGAATTGGGGAACCAACCGTAGTGGTCATGCGGGTGAGCAGCGTCATCCATTGGAACTTGACCTTTTAATAACAGGCGGCGTGTAGCGTTTTGCCGGTTGAACGGGGACATTATAAATTAAATTTCTCGGTATACGATTGCCATTTTGGTCTTTGGCGAAAGAGCCTCGATTGTTTTTTAAGAATTGCGGGTCATGATGGACAAAAAAGCCTTTTGTCTCCTTTGTGGCTTTTTCAAATCCCAAGTCGCCGGCCAGATTTCTCAAGGCCACAATAACGCCAGCCTTGCCGTGTGGTTGCAAATCCAACGGACGGAAATCGTGTTCATCGCCAGACACAACGCGATAATGTCGACCGGTTTCTTCGTCGTGCATCATTTTGGGGAACGCTTCCCAGCTTTTATGAGCAAAAGGCATCGCGACGTTATCGCCCCGGTCCAGGCGAGCGCGCATTTTATGCCAGTTTTGGAAAGGATTATTAACGCCTCTATCCGGCTGGGTCAGGCCGGTAGAAGAATAAGTGTAATGATGATTGGGAGCAATTGGATCGTAATTCATTTTCGTATAATCGTAAAAAGTCACATCAGGATTAGCTTTAATGATAGGCGCCATCACTGACGGGTGAAGGTCGGAAAGAACATTAAGCCTGACGCCCAGATGGTTGCCCCGTCGGGCGGCGTTCTCTTTTTCCTGCCCGATCAATTCGTGAAGGTAAACAGCAAAGCTTTCGGGGTCGCGCATAAGAGCGTGGGTGCGCCGAAGAGACGCCATTCTAGGGCGGCGTTTAGAGGCTTCTTCTTGTTGTTTTGTTGTTGGAAATTCAGTTTGGGTTTGCGTCGGATCAAATTGATATTGACCAGACTTTTTGCCCAAGCATGTATCGCGGCAAACATCCGCGTTGCCGCAAACTCTAAATTGACCTTCTTTGAAGTCCGGCATTAGCGCCAGACCAATAGTCTCAACCCCGCGTCCATCTGGCAATGATATAGGCCCGCCACCTTCGCCAGCGCGAGCGGCCTTTTCCAATTTTCCATTGGCTCGGATTAAAGCGTTTATCTTTCCGCTTTTGCCGCGCCCCAAAAATTCCGCCATATTATTGGCAGCTTGCCGGAAATTTGTGATGCGTTCACCCGGCGGTAACGAAAGATGATTGTCGATAGCTTTGTTAAAAGCATCAGCCATTGACTTGATTGTGACAGTCCCAGGCTCCGTTAAATTCCGGGTGGATTGCGTCATGGCTTGGGGAACGAAACCGGGCGCCGGAGCGATGCTGAAGGGCATAGCCCGTGAAGACGGCGCTAAAGCTTCAGACGGTTGCGGAAGTCCCTGCGTCTCCGCACCACCATCAGCGAAATGCGCCGGATGAGGATGCCCCACCCCTCCACCCCTTGCATACCGATGCTTGATCTCGATCAGGTTGGGGTCGAACACGACGTAGTTGCGGGTGCCCTGCCCCGCACTCCGGCTGCCCGCGTCGAAGTATTTAACGCCGGGGATGCCTGCTGCGCGGAGTGCTGCGGCAGCTTCTGGGCGGGGCCTGCCAAAGCCAGAAAGGGCATCATGCAAAATTTCACCAGTTGCTGGGCTGTGCGGCTGCTCTTTGCCCTGCTTAAACCACTCCAGCATTGTTCGCGGGCGGTTCCCCGGCTTCAGGTGCGACAAATCAACATTGCGCGCAAATTCCTGCACACGCGGATGCTGCTCGCTCAACGGCGCATCCCAATCCAGAAAGTGATCGGGGTTCGCGTGGATGGCGAGGTGGTAGAGGGAGCCTTTGTTTCTCTCTGGGGGAGGGGTAATCCGAGCGTGATTTGCGTCAAACCACTTAACGGCGTCTTTCATTTCCAAGGCAGATGCCCGTGCCTCCAGATCGCGGCGGTCGATTTCTTGAGCAACGTCGCTGTCTGTTACATTTTCATTCCAATTAGATAGCCATCTCCGAATGTCTTCTGGTGTTTCTTTTGAAGATGGTGATGGATTGGTTTCTTTAACGAGAGACTTGCGAGCGGCGGATGCGTCGAAATTGTGGTGCATCATGGCCGCAATCCCATGATACTCAGGGGCGTCGAAACTCTCTAGCTCGTCTCGGTGGTGACCTTTGCCATCAAACGCAAAATCTACATCGCCTTGAGTCAAGGCATCTCGATACCCCCGCGCCACGCCCTCTTTGCCCGCCGAATAATGCCCGTGGCCATACGCTTGCGCACCTTCCCCCGTGCCGATCTGCGTATCCCGAAACCGGCCTAGCGGAAAGTCGCGCAGCACCTTCGCGCCCTGCGGCACGTCAGGCAACCGGTCCAGCCCACCTTGGATATACTCCCGTTGCCCCGTAGGATGCTCCACAAGCCGCTCTGCCCGGAACGTGTGCGGCGAGCCATGCCATGCTTCAATCGGCGCCGGCGAGGCGTCTACGTCACCGCCTTCGGCGAAATGCCCCGGCCGCATCCCAACCACATGAATGCCGGGAATTAGCTTAGCCGGATGAACGGGCATCCCCATCATGCTGGGGCGGGTTGTGACAGGTTGCGCCGGGCTGTGCCCGGTCATGCCACGCGCCGTCAGAAGCGCCGCTCGGACGTCCTTGCCATGCCCAATGCGGCCGCCACGGCGCTGGCCGCCACCGCTGGCAATCGTATTCTCGGGGTTAGCATCGCCGCCATCACCGCCAGCAGGCGCTGCTACACCAGCGCCAGGCCCTGCCGCAGGCGTGGTAGCAGGCGCGGTCGGCGGCGTGTAGCGCGGCTGGGTGGCGGCCTGAATGCCCGCGCCATAGGGGTTATATCCAAACGCCAGCGAGGCCGCGTCCTGATACGACATCTGGCTCGGGCCGCCGCCGTAAATGTTTTGCAGAAACTGCTGCCAGTATTGCGGCTGCTGCTGCTGCTGCTGGCCGCCCATATACGAAGATAACGTAGTTCCGCCCATCACGCATTCCCTTGAATGCCGCCCAAGCCCGGCGTCATCTGACGCTCATGCTCGCGCGCCGCCGCATCACGCATCGCCTGACCGATCAGCTTCATCTTTTCAATCTCGATCTGCGCCATGCGGTCGCGGTCCTTGGCGTTCGCCTGCTCCACCATGTTTTGCCGCTTCAGCCGCAGATCAGCCGCCTTTAGCTGCACCTCATGCGGGTGCAGGCCGCCCTGCTGTTGCGGCGCGGACATACCTTCCTTCGCCGCCTTGGTCTGAGCATCCAGCATGCGGGCATCAGCCGCCGTCTTAGCCGCCTGAGCCATCGTGTCGCCCTGGCGAATCTGCGCCTGCACCTGCATCAGTTCGGGCGGCGGGCTGGCTTGCGCCGGCGGCGGGGCGAAGAATTGCTCAGGATTATTGAATCCAATCGCCTGCAACGCCGCGCGATCAATCGCAATCGGATCATACAGAGACGGCTGCGCGGCCTGAAGCTGCTTAAGCGCCATCACCTTCATGACGCGCTGCGTGTGCGACGCCGTGTTCGGGTCCGCCTGCGGCACCAGATTGCAATCCTCCAGCGCCTGCAAAAACGTCTGCTCGTCCCACGGCCGCGTCGGCTTGCGGTTGCGCTGCCAGAAGCTATCTGGATGCTCCTTGAACACCTCGATCAGCATCTGGAACTCTTCGGCCTGCGCCGCGTGCAGCCGCTTGTGGACGCTGTTGAGGACCTTGGTCGCCTGATCAATCAGCGCCAACGTCGTGCCTACAGGCGCGTCTGACCGCCCCTCGCCGACCTGCTGCTCACTCGTGCCGCCGATCCGCATGCCCGTGTTCGCCATGTTGTCGACCAGCGTCATCAGAGCCGCCGATGGCTCTTTATACGGCAGCGGCATCACAGCTTGGCTAATCGGCATGCCGCCTGTCTTGATGGGCGAACCGCCGCCGGGAGGCACGCGGAAAATGCTGGTGTTCTGCCGAGCGCCAACGTCGGCAAACAGGAAGCCGGGGAAATTAGAATACATCCCAGCGTCCAGCAATTCGCGCCACGCCGCCGTTATGGCATTCGTCGTATTGCCCAGAATATGAAGCAGCCCAATGCCATAAAATTCAAAGCCAGGAACAAACACATATTTGACAAATACCTTGCGCGCTTCAGGAAGGTCCTTCGTGTCTTCATTATAATTCCTCGTGATCGACAGTATCTTTCGCGAAGACACGTCAATCGTTACGCAATACGGAATCTCAAGCCCCGTCTCCTTGCCGCGTATTTTATGCTCAAAGCCCTTAACATCGAGTTCGCAGTAACACTCGTAAATCTCGCGGTCGCGATCCTCGGGGTTGGAAACGTCGACCGAAATACCTTCCTGCGCTTTCTTTTCCAGATCGAAAGCATTCTGCTTCGGCGCGTTGGGCGTGTGCAACTCAACGTCTTTATAAACGCCAAGAATTTGCAACCGCTTAACGGTGCTGGATCGCAACATAACGCGATGCGTAATGCGCTTGGCGTTTTGCAGGTCGGTGGCGGACTGGCTGACGATCAGGTCGTTCGCGTCAACCGTTTCGCTAACGGGGCGATTTCGCAGCGGGCAGAAGTAAACTTTTTTGAAGGCAGTGCCGCCAAAGCCCAGCGAAAATAGCATTCGGTCGGTATCGGGGTAGTATTCCGACGCCACCGCCGTCAGGTAGTGGTTTAGGTCTTTTTCGAGCGCATCCGCCAGCCGGTCCTGGTTGATGTCGGCCCCGTTGCCGTCGTCGCGCACCTTGACCGGCCCGTCGGTCGGCAATAGCTCCGACCGGGCATTGGCCTGGAAACGCAACACCGCCTCCAGCAGCAGCGGGTGCCGGACGCGGCTGATGCCCTCGACCGGCGCCCCGTCGGCGCTGCCGCCCAGACCCGGCAATTCCGGCCGCAGGCCTAGTAGCTGTAGGCCCTTTTCGCGCTGCTCGATCCAGTCCTGGCGGCTGGTGTCGTCCGCCGTGATGCCGCGCAGTAGCTCCTCGGCAATGCGGGACTGCTCCAGGTCGTCAATGTCGTCGACCAGATTGTCCCACCACCCGCCGCGCCGATCAGCGCCGGCCGCGCGCAGCGGCGATCCGTCCATCGTGATCGTGACGCTGCCGTCGGGATGCTCGATCTTAAGGACCGCGCCCTTGTCGTCCACCACCGGCATGTCGGCACCTGCCGGCGCCTCCTCGATCACGACGTCGGACGCCTCAAAAGCCGGGCCGGGAGGCTCGGGCGGCAGTCGCAGGGACGGGCTAAGGCCGGGGGTTAGCGCCATAATGCTGCCTCTGTATATCCAGCGCGATCTTATAGCAAGAATTTAGACGGGATAGATAGGCTCCGGTGGCCGCCCTTTGTGGATCATACCCTCATAGGTTTGCTCCGCCCATTCCGGCGCCCGCGTCAGGGCGCCAATGTCGCGCAGGTGCCGCATCGCTTGGGCGACGGTGTCGACGAGGTCGTCGTGTTTGCCGCGCGGGAAAACCGATACCTGTTGGATCACCATGTCCGCCCACTCTTTATCGGGCGCATAGACCAGCCCCTCCTCAAATAAATGGCTGATTGAATGAATCCGCGCCACCTTGTCTACCCGACCCGGATTAACCAGCCGGACGCTCCATCGTTCGTGTGCAAACAATCGCCGCAACTCCTGCGCCACGCTGTGGCCGGCGGCCTTGTCCTCGATCAGCAGCGT